AAATTTCTATGGTGATGGTTCATTTTTAACTGGTGTTAGTGCAACATCATTTACTTTACCAAACGATTTAGTTATTAACAATTCTATTAGTTCAAAAGCTATAAGCGCAGTTAACTTTTATGGTGATGGTTCTTTCTTAACTAATGTTAGTGCCGATAGATTCACTTTACCAGATAGCATAGTAATCAACACTTCCATTAGTTCAAAAGCTATTAGTGCAGTAAATTTCTATGGTGATGGTTCATTTTTAACTGGTGTTAGTGCAACATCATTTACTTTACCAAATGATTTAGTTATTAATAATTCCATTAGTTCAAACGCTATTAGTGCAGTAAATTTCTATGGTGATGGTTCTTTCTTAACTAACGTTAGTGCCGCTAAATTCACTTTACCAAACGATTTAGTTGTTAACAATTCTATTAGTTCAAAGGCTATAAGTGCTGTAAATTTCTATGGTGATGGTTCTTTCTTAACTAATGTTAGTGCAACATCATTTACTTTACCAGATATCATAGTAATCAATACTTCTATTAGTTCAAAGGCTATAAGTGCTGTAAATTTCTATGGTGATGGTTCTTTCTTAACTAATGTTAGTGCCGCTAAATTTACTTTACCAAATGATTTAGTTGTTAACAATTCTATTAGTTCAAAAGCTATAAGCGCAGTTAACTTTTATGGTGATGGTTCCTTTTTAACTGGTGTTAGTGCTACTAAATTCACTTTACCAGATAGCATAGTTATCAATACTTCCATTAGTTCAAAGGCTATTAGTGCAGTTAACTTTTATGGTGATGGTTCATTTTTAACTGGTATACAATCATCAACACAGTTTCCATACACATCAGGTTCTACCACAAACAATATTAAACCAGTAAATGGTTTAAATACTTCTTCTGGTGTATATTCAGTTGTTTTAGGTGGAAATAATAATTTAGCAAGTCATAATTGTTCATTTGTATTAGGTTATTCATTAACATCAAGCCAAGCAGGTTTTACATATGTAAATAATTTAAGTTCCCAAGGTGCAATTTATTCAAATTGCATAATACCCACTGGTAATGGTGCGGGAGCAAACAACACTGCAATTGGCAGTAAAGTTTTAAATAGTAACACAAACGGCGCACAAAACATAGCAATTGGAACTTCTTCACTATACAATAATACATTGGGTTCAAACAATGTATCAATTGGTCCTTCTAATTTATATAATAATACAACAGGTAGTTGTAATATTGGAATTGGAAATAAAGCCTTATATAATAATACAACAGGCAGTTGTAACGTTGCAATTGGGGCTTGTACTATGTGTTGCAACACAACAGGTGAAAAAAACGTTGGAATAGGTCCTAGTGTATTAAAATGTAATATTACAGGCAATTCAAATATTGCAATTGGCGAATGTGCTATGAGTTGTAATGATTCAGGTAATTGTAACGTTGCAATTGGTCTTTATTCATTAGAACGTAATACAACAGCAAGTGGTAGTGTTGCAATTGGAAATTATGCTTTGCGTTGTAATACAGTAGGAACAGGTAACATTGGAATTGGTAATAATGCGTTAGCAAATAATACAATAGGCTCACAAAATTTTGCTGCTGGTAACAATGCTTTAAATTGTAATACAGCAGGATATAATAACATTGCAATTGGTAATAACACATTAAATGCCAATGTATCTGGTAATGGTAATATTATTTTGGGTAGCAGTAGTGGTTACGGTGGATATGGTAGTAATAATATAGGATTAGGTATTTATACACAACAATTTAACGTATCAGGAAATGATAACATATCTATGGGATATGTTGCATTAAGAAACATATATTCTGGTTGTACAAACGTGGCTCTAGGTACATATACTCTTAATGGTGCAACAAGTGGAAATGAAAACGTTGGTGTTGGTCCATATTCACTTACTGGTATCACTACAGGTAGTGCTAACGTTGCAATCGGATCTCGTGCAGGTGGTGGCTTTTCAATAGGAAACAATAACGTTGCAATTGGTTATAATGTTGGAAATGATTCTGCGTCTTTAAGTGCGGTCAATAATACATTTATTGCAGGTGCAGGAGGCGCAGAAAGATTCCGTATTGATAGTTCAGGTAACATGGGTATTGCAACCACAACACCTAATGTAAGATTAACGGTCAATGGTGCTATTAGTTCAAATTCATATATCTATGGTGATGCTACAAATTTAAAAAATGTAACAACCACAATCCCATACTCTTCATATGATATAAACAATTCAATAATGTCATATTTTGGCTCAAATGGAATTTCTGGTAGTTTATCTTTAGTTGCAAGTGGATCTGCAAATTGTGTTACAGGTAACTGTTCTGTTGTAGTTGGTGGTGTTTCTAACTGCGTTACCGCTAATCAATCTTTTATTGGTGGTGGTTGTTTAAATAAAAATACTGCATCATATACATTTATTGGTGATGGTTGTGGTAATTGTACTACAGTTAATACTGCTCAATATTCTGTAATTGCAGGAGGAAGAGGTAATTGTACAGGAGCATGTTATGCTATAATTGCAGGTGGTAGATCTAATACAGCCTCTGGATGTTATACGTTTATTGGTGGTGGTAATAATAACTGTGCGGATTCCATTGGTTCTTTTGTTGCTGCTGGTTCTGCAAATTGGGTAAATGGTAAACAAAACACATTCTTACTTGGTACTGCTTTGACTGCAACTCAAGCTGATTTTACATATGTAAACAATTTAAGTTCACAAGGTAGAGTTCATGGTGCATGTTTATCTATTAACAATGCAACCAATGCAGCTGTTGGTGGGTCTTCATCCTGTAAGTTTGCAATATATAATGCAACTGGAACTTTAATTGGATATGTTCCAATTTACCCAAGTTAATTATTTGGTATATCCAAATCCCTTTTGATACCAAGCATATTGATTGTCGATCCAATCGCAAACTTGTTTTCCTAAAATTTCATTATAATCAGGAGTTAAGGGTTGAACTTTATTTTTAATTGTATGGAGATTTGAGGTTAAACCATAAACTGAATCATCTTCTTTTACGGATTGCTCTACATTATCAAAGTCATGTTTTATGGATTGCAATCCAAGATATGAATATATCTTATCGATTTCTCTTTGCGGATAGCTTGTTAAATCTTCCGCACGAATATAAAGAACTTCTTTATTAATGCCTTCCAAGAATGTTTGTTGAAGTCTTTCTAGTGCCATTCCAACTGGTGGTGATGTCATCCATAAATCAACTCTTTTAGGAGTTGTAGTTCCTTTCATCTGCGAATGATTTTGTATATCTTGATGATTCTCTTGATTGGATCTATAAAGTTTTTCCATTGAAGAAATAATACTTTTTAAATTTCTTACCATACAAATCATTTTTGGTTTATAAGGCATGAAAGATTCAAACCACTTATAATGAATAGTTCCTCCACGAGTTTTAATACAAAGATTAGGTTTGTCAGTGTAAGAATTAGCATAACCTTCTAATCCACCCCAACAAAATCCTCTCCAAGTTTTTAATGCTAGATCTTTATCTATAGCTTTAACTTCTGGTGTATTAGTGAAGTTTATTCTAGCACCATACAAGTATTCAAGAACTGGATCTGTGGGAGTTGCTGCTATTTCTGGATTCTGATTTAGAATACATTGAAGCAATGTACTCATACTGCGAGGCATTGATGAGTTAAAAAATATCATAATACTATTTCTGGATTTGGTGCAAAAAAAAGTTCAGTTTTTGAACCAAGAATTGATTCAATAAATTGATCTTTATTAAAAAGATTAGATATATTGTCGTAAGGACATTCATGAAATCTTCCACCTGTCCAATCATCCGATTCAAGGTATGAATCAATACGATGACGAAACGATTCTACTCCAGTTGCAATAATATTGTCATGAAGTTTATGACCAAATACAACAGGAGAATTTGAAATCCAACCAACTGTTGCTTGTTTATTAAAAGCAGCAGCTGCATGTTGAGCAAAAGAATCAATTCCAATAATTTTATCAGAAAGAGCAACATAACAAAATAGATTTCTAAAATTATCTGTTACAGAAATTGTATTTTCTAATTGAAACTGCTTTTCAGATCTAACATGAAGAATTTTATTGAATTTATCTTTCAATTCATTAACAATTTCTTGTGCAAAATTTGGTGGTAAGTCTCTTGACCATGAATATGGGTGTTCTTGATTGGATGCACCACCTGATGATTGAATTAAAAGTATTGGACCTTCTTTTTGTAACTTATTTTGGGTGAATATAAATTCTCTTTCTGTCAAATATATATCAGGTTTAATATCAACACATGGGATATTAAAAATATCACACCAAATTTCAGACAAAGACTTCTTACGATAAAGTAAATCACCAGAATGATAAGGTTCGGACCTTAAAATAACAGAATCTTTACCATTTATATAGTCATCATAGAAATAAGGTATATTTCCAAACTTATAAACCCTAAAAATATTGGGATTATGGACAAAAACTTCAGGATAAGCGGAAATTACTATTAATTTATGTTCAGGATAAGCAGATTTGATAGATTTGACAACACTCGTAGCAACAATATTTTTACCACAACCACCATCAATGTGAAAGATTACATATTTTTCCATATTTCTTATAATTTACATTAAAAGTAAAAAAAATCAATAAGTATTTAAGAATATGCAGACTTATAATTTATCGGAACATACATCAGGAGATACTTGGAAAGGAATACCTGAAATTACAATATCAAGAGATGGTACACCTTTAGATTTAACAGATTCACACGTTGAATTTCATGTAAAATTTCAAATTGATGCACCAACTGTATTTAAAATAACATCAGATGACGATTCAATTATCATATTAGATCCCGCAACAGGTGGAAATATTCAAATTCCACCTCAAATTGTGAACATACCTCCTGCTAATTATATATGGAGTTTAAAAATTACATTAGCAACAGGTGAAGTTGATACTTTTGTGATTGGTCATTGGAATATAGTAAAAACCGCTTAAAATGGAAACACAAATAACAATAACCGAAACAACTGTTGATAACGCCATTAGCGTTATTGCTTCTGGTAGCCCTGTAGTAAGCGTCAATCATAGAATTGGTGCTGTGATGCTTTCATCAACAGATGTTGGTTTAGGAAACGTTGATAATACAAGTGATTTGGATAAACCAATTTCAATTGCCACTTTAAGTGCAATAGGATTTTTACAAGATGAAATAAACATATTATCACCTGACAATTCATATGCCGTTCATACTGTAGTACAATCAACAAGTGCTAATTGGAATGATGGATATTCTTATATTGTAGCAAACAGTGGTATTGAAGCAAACCAACAAGAAGTTAGTACATTTGTAAACACAAATAGTTCTAATATAATTGAGGTTGATACTCTTGTTAATACAACATCTGGTAATTGGGATACTGCTTATAATGTAGCAACAACATATCAAAACGCTTCTGGTTCTTTTGCTACTAATACAATACTTCAGAGTAATAGTGCTTTACTAACTCCATTAACTCTTGCTAATACTATTACTAGTCAATTAGTTCTTAATACTTTCATTAATAATTTAACAGGTAATTGGAATAGTGCATATGCTTCTACAACTGCTTTAAATCTTTCCAGCCTATATTGGAATGATGCTTATACATATGTAATAGGGAATAGTGGTATTGAGTCAAATCAACAACAAGCAAGTACTTTCGTAAACACTAATAGTGCAAATATATTAGCAGTAGATACAAATGTTAATACTAACTCTGCGGTGTTTACTGGTTTCCAAGATCAGTCTGCAAACAATGTATCAGTTTACACTACAGTTCAAAATAACTCAGCAGTATTTACGGTTGGAAGTGGTGCAATACCAGTAGTTATAAAATATACTAATTTTAATTGGCTTGCATCAGGAAATCCAACTGTAAAAATATACGATGTGCCATCTGGTAAATATTTCATTGCAAGTTCAATAGCAACCATAATAACACGTTCAAGTGGAACATGGGTTGCTGGAACTATGCCCGGAGCGCAACTTAGAAATGGTACGGATGCTGCATTACTTGGAACTTTAACACTTAGAGGTTCTTCATCATATTATGGTGTTAATTCTTATGATTTAAATAATACAACTGGAGCGGTTAGAGCAATTGCTACAGATAGTGTAAATTTAAAAATTATAACATCTAATAGTGGAACAAGTTATAATACTCTTTTAGGAACAATAATAGTTACTGGATATTTAATATAAGTATATAAAATGGATTCCTTATTACCAAATCAATTTCATGGTTCAACTACTTTTAATTCAAAGATTAAGTCTTATGATGGCCTTGCGCAAAGAGTTCGTAGAACATTAGGTGAACCTTTAATTCAAATTGAAGTTAGCAGTGAGCAGATATATGAATTCATTGATATAGCAATTGAATACTTTACAAAATTTGCAGGTGATACTGAAGAATATTTGATATTTAGATCAGATCTTTATATCAAAAAAGTTGGACTCCCTGTTGGTAGAATGATGAATCTAACACCAGAGTTATATAATCCATATAATCCCGATTCACACTCAACCGCATTATCTGGCGTTAGTGCGGGTTATGATGAAGACTTGGGTGATTTTCGCAGAGTAATAGATGTGTTTTCATTTGATCAAGGTAATAATAGTGGTGTTAATACACTATTCACTATTGAAAACACGGTTGCACAACAAGCATACTTTGGTCACTTGCTTGGTAATATGGGATTTGATTTAATTACATTTCAAGCACTGAAGACATGGTTGGATACAAGAGAAAAAATATTAGGTCTTATGCCATATATGAGATTTGATCCCGATACACAAATATTAAGAATCATTCCAGAACCAACTCAAACAAGTATATATTATGGTTTAGTTGGTTGCAGAATGCAAAAACCATTAAAGTTTCTTATAAATCAACTTTGGGTATACCGTTATGTGTTAGCTTTAACAAAAATTGCAGTTGGTCATACAAGAACAAAATTTCAAGGTACTAGTTTATTTGGTGGTCAAACTGTTAATGGTGCGGATGTATTAAGACAAGGTGAAAAGGAAAAAGATGAACTTGAAAAAGAAATTACAACTGATCTCATTGATCGTTCACCAACAAATTTCTTTGTTGGATAATTTAACATCTTATATATGAGACACTAAATGGTTTAACGTCTTATATATCAAACATGAATAAAAATTTAGGTAAGAAAAATAGGAACTATACACAGGGTATATATAAACCCAAAAATCCTAAAAAGTATATAGGATCAGTTCCTGTATATCGTTCTATGATGGAACTAAAAGCCTTTAGGTATTTGGATAATAATCCAAATGTATTGAGTTGGAGTTCAGAGTCAGTTGTAGTTCCTTATGTATCACCAGCAGATGGAAATATACATAGATATTTTGTCGATCTTGTTGCAAAACTACAATCAAAAGATGGAACAATTAAAAAATTATTAATAGAAATTAAACCAGAAAAACAAACAAAGCCTCCAGTTGAATCTAATAAAAAGAAACAAAAAACTTTAATTTATGAAAAATATCAATGGGCTATAAATCAAGCAAAATGGAATGCTGCTAGAAAGTGGTGCCAAACTAAAGGATATACATTCATAATTATGAATGAAAAACATTTAAATTGAATAAGTAGTGTGTAAGTAATAATATAATATGACGAATACATATAACCTTTTGGTTGAAACACCATCTTATGAATTAAAATATTTAATTTCAGAAAAAAATAGAAATGCACCATCTGATATGTTTTTTAATGGACCATTTTTAATGGCTAATAAGCCAAATAGAAATAATAGAGTTTATCCATTAGATCAAATGATCTCTGAAGTAAATCGTTATACATCAGAAATGATTACAAATAACCGTGCTACTGGTGAATTAAATCACCCAACCACACCCGAAGTTAATTTGGAAAGAGCTTGTCATATGGTAACAGAACTTAGACAAGATGGTGATATGTTTATTGGTAAATCAAAAGTTCTTTCTACACCAATGGGTCAAGTTGTTCGTTCACTTATGCTTGATGGCGTTAAGCTTGGCGTTTCTTCTCGTGCACTTGGAAGACTTGAAGAAGAAAAAGGTTATAATAAAGTCAAAGATTTTCGTCTTGTTGCAATCGATGTTGTTGCTGACCCATCAGTACCATCTGCATTTGTAAACGGTATCCTTGAATCCAAACAATGGGTTCTTGCTGATGATGGAAAATTTGAACCATTCTATGAAAATATCGAGAATCAATTATCATCAATGCCTAGAAATAACAAAGATCAATATTTGAAAGAATGTATTATTCAATTCATTAATTCATTAAAATCCTTGTAATTGTATATATCAGAGAATAAGTATTAATATGGAAATTCGTTCACTCATTTCAAAATTTTTAACAAGCTTAGTTGAGAAAAATTATTCTCAAGCAAATCAACAATTAAAAAATATTGTAGAAAACAAAACAAAAATTCGTATTAAAAAAACAATGAATCTTCTTGAAGGTAAATCAAGAAAAGAAAAATTAGATAAGTTTGATGGTAGTAAAAAGCCAAAACATAAAACAACAAGAAAGCAATTAGTAAAATGCACAGGAAAATCAAATTGCAAATGTCCTGATTGCAATGAGGAACAATTAGAAGAAGGTGCAATTAAACCAGCAGATCGTACTGTTGATAAAACCGAAGGTTGGATGAATGCTAGAGATAAAGAAAAGTCCAAGCGTGAAAGTTCAAGAAAATATCCTAGAAAAAAAATCTCCCTTAAAAATAATTCCCAAAGTGGTAACAAATAAGGATAAGTTATTATATACAAAATATGAATATTAAAGCCCTCTTAGAAAAACTTGACAAGAATGTCGTTTCCGAAGAAACAGCAACAGCGATTGCAGAAGCTTTTGAAACAGCAGTAACCGAAAAGGTTGATGCTAGAGTTAAACTTCAAGTTGAAAATGCAATTTCAAAAATTGATGAAGATCACGCTAACAAACTTCAAAAACTTTTAGAGGCTATTGATACAGACCACACATCAAAATTAGAAAAAGTTGTTGAGGCTATCAATATCGATCACACTTCAAAGTTAGAAAACATTACAAATTATTTCCGTAATGCACTTAATGAGAAGGCAGAAGATTTTTCAAAGAAATTAATTGATGAAGTTTCAAACTTCCTTGATATCACACTTGAAAAACACATACCACAAGATCAATTAAGCGAAGCTGTTGGTAATATATATGCTCGTAAGCAACTTGATAAAATCCGTGGATTAATTGGTATCGACCCTGACCACATTAATGATTCAATCAAGGGTACAATTTCAGAAGGCAAAGAAAAAATTGATGAACTCAATGAAAAGCTTAATGAATCCTATAAAGAAAATGAAACTTTATTGGGAAAAATCAAATTTATTGAAGCTAAAACGCTTTTAGAGGAGAAGACATCTGGTATGCCTTATTCAAAGAAAGATTTTATTTTCAAATTATTGAACGACAAGGACAGTTCCTACATTCAAGAGAACTTTAACTACGTTGTTGAGATGTTCGAGCGCA